TGGTATTTTATATTTATGGGTTAATGCTAATGGCTTTTATCCTACTACAAATTCATTATTATATTATAAAATTATCGGTTAATAATAAGAATGGAAGAAGAATATAAAACAAGAATTACGGAACAATATTTAAATATGCGTAGAGAAGAAAGAAATAAATTATTAGCTCAAAGTGATAAATATTTATTGCCTGATTTTCCAATAACTCCCGAAAACTTAGAATTAGTTAAACAATACCGGCAACAATTGCGAGAATATATGAATTTAGAAGAAGTTATTAATTATAATTATTATAATGAAACACCTATTTTAGAATTTCCTAAATTTCCATTTTAATTTTTATATTAATTCTTTTTCTGCTCTAAAAATATTATCTTATCATATTATTAGATATTACAATGGGAGATATCACAAGTTCTTTCCCTACTTCACTTTCATATCGCATTCGCTCATTAGTTGGAAATATGAGTCGTGTAGGTGTTAAAATGATACCTGACCGTCAAACCGGTCTAACTCCTAATGATATTATAACTCTTAAACTCCCTAATACTTCAATTACTGATTTAAGAACTTTTAATTTCTTTTATAAATTTACAACTACAGGAACTACTGGTACTTTTTTACACCCTCGTTATGCTTCCTCACTAATTGAAAGAATATCAATTATAATTAACGGTCAAACAATTGACATACTTCCAAGTTATAATTTTTTATATAATACACTTATGGATTTAGAAGGTTCATCATTCGACCAATTTTCTAAACGTAATGTCACTGAATGGTTTGACCCATCCATTAAATATACATCTGCTGACCCTACTTCTTCTGCGGATGTTGCTTTAGTTGGTGAGAATTGGACTAAATCAGGAGCAGCTGCTCCATCAAAAGCTGATGGAGCTATAACTCATTGGCTAGGCTTTTTAGGTTCTTGTGTTCCTTCTTGTCTTGATACTGGAGATTTAGGTGATGTTTTTATTCAAATTCAATTGGCTTCGCAATATGTTCTACCATCTACAATTAATGCAACAGTTCAAACTCTTGCAGGTGCTTCTTTTACTCTTGATGATGTTTATGCTACTTGTGATGTTATTTCTTTTGCAAGTGATGAATATTATAATCTTAAAGCGTCTAAATTAGCTTCTTCTGGTCTTAATGTTGGTTTTTATTCATATTTAAATGCTCGTTTCGCTTCCGCTACTAAAAGTTCAGGTATTAATGTTAATTGGAATGTTTCCGCCAATTCTCTAGACCAAATTATTTGCACTATGTGTAAAACCGACCAAAATAGCACATGGAAGCCAATGATTGTTTATGGTTCAAATGATGCTGGTTCGACTGTTTTTAATATGAGTCAAATTGTCGCCGACCCATTAGGAAAGGTAAATAATGTTGGTTCTATTCGTAGTGATGTTTTAGGCGATGGTTTTATGAATAGTTATTATTTTATTCGAAATGGTCAAGCGATAAAAGAAAGCCGAATTTCAATTAATAATCGCCCTCTAAATTATAGTTTTATAACTCCTAAAGAAATATTTATTGAAACAATGAAAGCCCTTGGTTATAATCATATCGATTTAGGAACTAATGGAATTAATGCTTGTATTTTCTCTCTCGTACATTTCTGTAAATATTATTTCGCCCATGTTGAAGACCTAACCATTCAAGATAATAAGGACTTTTGGATTTCCGGATTAAATAGTCTCGGGAGCACTCTTACAATTACTTGGGAGGCTAACTTTAATGGTGCTTCCAATGCCCAGACTTGCATCCCTGTTCTTTATGCTCGTTTATCTAAAATTCTTAATATTCAAAATGGTCGTAATATTACCGTGATTTAAAAAATAATATAATTTAATATTAGAACAATGGAAGTTATACGACATACAGCACCATTATTTTTTAATGAATTATATAGAAAAGTTAAAAGAGAATTTGATGCGGAAAATATACGAATGCCATCAATTGTAAATACATACCAAAACGAACCACAATTTCAAAAAGCCGAGAATTTAAGTCGAAATTATGCAAGAGTAGGAATGCAGAAATTTGCCGACCCTTTTGCGTTTCATATGCGACCGGTTGATTTTTATTATAATGGAAGAAAAACAGCAATATTAGATACATTAATTTTAAATGCAAATCGTGATAAACCAGATGTTATAACCGCAAACCCATTAAATGTCGTAGGTTTTTATTAAATTTTTTTTCTATTATTATTTTATAGATAAAAATGAATAATCAAGAAGAAGAAGCACCAAAAGTCAAATTAACAAGAGCTGAATTATTAGCAAAAGCCAGACAAGCAAAAGCCGATAAAGCTAAAGCTAAAGCAGATACAAAAATTATAGAACAAGACGTTGAAGAAATTATTAAAGATGTTGAAAAAGTTAAAATAACAAAACCTAAAGCAAAAGTAGAAGTAAAAGAATTAAATTTAAATAAAAAAGAAGTTGAACCTGAAATTATTCAAGAAGTTGTACGAGTTCCTGGTAATCGTAGAAAAAAAATAATTAAAAGAACAATTGAAATTGAAGAAAGCGAAACCGACGAAGAAATAGTTGAAGAAGTTGTAAAAGTTCCAAAAATGAAAAAAGAAGTTAAAATATCACGTGAAGAAATGAAAAATAAATTATATGAAACTAATAAACAACGATTACACAACGAATTATTCTCATAGTTATTATTAAGTATGATTATTGAAAAAATAGTTGATGATATTGATGATAAACCAATTAATATTAAAAAGAAAAATGTACCACAATCGACCAATAAATCATTACCATTTCTTTTTAATACTTCATTATATGTCGGCAGTAAAGGTACTGGCAAAAGTTATAAATTAACGAAATTATTAAAATTATATGAAAATTCAAAAATAAAAGATGAAGACGGTATCGAATATGATATGCGAGTTATTTTAATATGTCCTACTGCTAGTAGTGGAGCAAATGAAGTATATAAAATTTTAAATTCATTAGACCAAGAAAATGACGTTCATTTAGATTATAGCGATGAATTAATTATGCAAATTTTAGAAGATATTAAACAAAAACAAAGCGAATACGATGAACAAATTAAATATAAAAAAATTTATGATAAGTTTAATAAAACTAAAAACGTCGAAAAATTAAACGATGAAGAACTCGAAATATTAGAAAGTCATGATTTTACGAAACCTGATAATATTAAACCAAAAATAACTTGGTTAATATTCGATGACCTTGTCGGTCTTGGTGTTTTTAATAAAAAAGCTAAATCAATTATATCAAATTTAACAATTAAACATCGCCATTTAAAAACCAATTTAATATTTACAACTCAAAATTATAGGCAATTACCACCAGTTATTAGAAGTAATATCGATATTTATTGCATATTTAAAAGCAATAGTTATAATGAAATTTTAAATAAAATTTTTGATGATATTTCAGGTGTTATATCAATGGCTGATTTTATTGAATTATACGAACACGCAACGGAAGAAAAAAACGACTGCTTAACAATTATTAATAATAGTATGGATAAAAAGGGCGTACGATTTTACAAAAATTATAATATTGAATTATTTGTAAAATAATTTTCTTTTTATTTTTATAGATATGATTAAAAGTAATATTTTAAAATCAGTGCCATATCCTGACGAATTCACAGAAGAAGATAAAATTGAATATGACAAACTATATGCAGAAGCTAAAATAATACATGCAGATGTAGAAAAAGAAAATCCTTTTATTATTCATATTGCTATTATCGCTCATATTAGAGCTAAAAATGGAATGGCTGTTGAATTTACCGACGATGAATTAATGGAGGTTAAAAACTCATATAAATTAAATTCAACAGTTGTTGAATGTAATGTACCTGATGACCATTACTTATATGATAAGGAAAATAACCCCATATATTTTCCATCTAAAGTAATTATAAGTAGCGACGATGATAAAAAACCTAATATTATATTAGAAAGTGAAGGAGCCAAATGTCAGTAGACACTAAATATAATTATAATCCATTACCGTATAATATTGTTGATAAAAATAATATTAATAATCGCCAAGGAGTTTTGCCTTCATATCAATATAAAAAACGTCGTTTAATATGGTTAAACACTGCTTATGCTACAAGTTCTGTTAATGATGGGGCTAATATTTATTATGAATTTTCTTTTGATATTCCACCATTCCAATTATATAATATAACTAAATTATCGGTTATTTCATTTACATCAAATGAAAATTCAGCTAAACCTCTTTATATCAAAATTAAGAATTTAAATTATGATGTTAGTAGTACTTATTGTACCGATAAGGAAGGTTTTCCAATGCTTTTTGTATCTCATTTGGGAGCTACTGGAATGATGCATAATAATGTTTATTCTCTTACATTAGTTCCACAAATGATTAATAATATTACATTAAAAATTAATGATAGTTTCACCAGTCGTGATACTGGCTTTACAATTTCCGCACAAGGAGTCGGTCATATATTAATTGGACTTTTATTTGAAGATGAAGATTTAGTCGTCGATAATATTGTTTCACCATTTAAATAAATATTAATATAAATAGAATGACATTAACACAAGATATTTATTATTCAAGCGAATTTAAAAAGGCTTATGAAAGTAATTATAATTTTTCCGTTTATTTAGATGTTAATATCGATGTTAAAAATAATGAAAAAGTTAAATTTAAATTAATTGATTTTTCCATTATGAATTCCATGCTTACTGTTTCGACTTTTCATAAAAATAATCAATTTAAAATAAGATATTTAAATATTGATTATATTATAACTATTCCTGATGGTTCATATACTGCATCAACTTTAAGAGATACCATTAATGGTATTTTAACAGCCGATAATCGACCGATGGCTCTTAATTATGATAAAAAAATAAATAAATATTATTGGATTGTTAGTAATGGTATTTTAGCCGGTACTCTTTATTTTTACCCATTAAATTGTGCTTCTTTATTTGGGTTTACTAAAACTTCATATGAACTTATTTATCCTAATGAATATTATGGCGAAACTTTTGCAAATATGCTCCCTTATTCTAAAATTGTATTAGTTAGTGATTTAATATTTGATACAAACGTTCAAAATAATTTTATTAATAAATATTCGGCTAATTGCGGTATGGGTGATATTATTTGTTGGGTTCCTCGTGATATTCCTTTATTTTCTACAATTAATTATTTTAATAATAATAGGGAAATTGAATTATCGAATAAAAATATTAAATCGGTTAATTTTGCAATTATGAACGAATACCAGGAATATATTCTTGATGCTCCAAATGTATATTTGCATTTCCAATTAATAACATATGATAATACAAATTGGTATAAACGATTTTATAAATTATTGTATGATATTTCATATTATTTATTATCATTGTATTTTAAAAAATAATCCTATCATATATTAGAAGAATGGATTTTATTGGAAGTGCTGTTAATCTTGCGGAAAATCTCGGTACGGCGTATGGCGATTATAAAACAGGTAAAGCGGTAAGACTTGGAAATTATAAAGGAGTTGAAAATATTAAACAGTTAGGTCATTATGATAAGCAAGGGACAAACCTTGGAATATATCACGGTTAATTATTTTTTTTGTTATATTATATTAGAAAATATATTATGGTTTTTCGAACAGTAGGACATGAAGAACAAGTCGAACGTTATAAAACATTTAATGTACGTAATTATACTTTAGCTGATTTAAAAAATGCAGTAAAACAATTAACAAATCCTAAAGTTCCTGTAAGTAAATATAAAAATAAAACAGCATTAATGGAAGTACTTGTAGAAAGAGGTGCGGAAGACCTATTATTCAAGACACCGAAAAAAGTATTTAAAAAAGAATCTAAAACTAAAAGAATACCACGCCCAGAAGGTGCTGCGCCTAAATATGGAAAAAAAAAAATTATAGGAGCATCAATTCCTCGAGAAATTAGAGCACAAATGGCAGCACAAAGAAAAGAAGAACAAAGACAAAAACAACAAGTACAACGAAATATAAAAGAAGCATTAAAAGCTGAAAAAGAGCGTGCAAGAATGGAAAAAAAATTAAATTTACAAGCGGCGAAAGAATCATTAAAAGCAGCAAGAGCAGCAGCGCGAAAAATACCAGCATCAACTGCTAGAGTTAATAAATTAAGAGTAGAGGCGCGAAAAATTTTATCCGGAATGCCAGAAAGATTAATGGCTGCAAGAGGTACAATGCTTCAAAATTATGAAAATGCATTATAATAATTAAAATTTATTTGTTAAAATTATATGTTTTGTATGTTTTTTGCTTAATTCATATTTTTTATCATATGATATAAGGGCTTTAAATTTGTTAAATAATAATCGTATAATCCATATATCTTCCAATATAAAATAAATACTACTTTTAAAAGTAGTATTATTATTATCGTAAAACCATTGATATATATTTAAGTCTTTTTGCAAATAAAAATCATTATTAGAATTGATATAAGGAGGGTCAAAAATAATTATTGCTTTTTCATCGTCTTTAAATTCATTAAATAATTTATACCAATCATCGCAAGTAATATAAACATAAGGGGCTTGAATGAATTTTATAAATAATTCTTGTATTTGGGTTAATACTATTTCTTTTTTTGCTTTTCGGTCTTGAGGATAAAAACCCTTACGACCTAATGTTGAAAATTTTAAATAAAATAATTCTTTATATGTTGTTTGTGGTGCGTTTTTATAATGATAATTCCATTCTTCTTTATTGTTTATTTGGTCGTTAATTTTTTTTATTTCATCATTAATATTATCAATAGTATTATTTTTAAATAATTCGTAAAGGCTCATTAATGATTTTGAATTATCATTTAAATAATATTCAAATTGATTACCATATTCTAGCCAAATATGAAAGGAAATAGCAGAAGTACCGCAAAAAGTCTCAATTATTTTATTTTTATTATTAAAATCTATTTTTGGTATTAATTTGTCGGTTTCGTTTCTTTTGTTTCCACTATAGGAAATAAAAAAATGATTTTTATTTTTCATCTTAATAAATGAGAAATAAAAAAAATAAAAAAATAAAAAAATAAAAATATTATTAAAGAAAATGTTGATGCTGTTCTGTGTCGATATGCTCGCGTACACAATTAGCGCGAACAACACAACCGCAACGACAAGTAAAAAAAGGGGCATCAATATTATTTTCATGGGCGTCGTGAATTTCTTTTAACAAATTATTATAATTTTCTAATAATTGCCAAAATTCGCGACCTTGATATTCTAGTCCGCGGTTAATATCATATTCAGCCCAAAAATTTTGAATTATATTATCGAGATTACCATTAATATAATCTACTTCTTCCTCTTCTACTTCTTCCCTTTCTTCATGTTCTTCTACTTCGGCCGCGGCTTCGACATTTGATGATTTTTTAATTTCATCGTTTAAAGCCTTAAGAAGATTACATAAATTTAAATATTCGCCATCCCCTAATTTTTCTTTAATATCATCAATTGACGATAAGACAGAAGAAACAAGGGTAAGGGCTTTAGGGGTAGGGGGCATTTTATGGGCTTACTTATGTACGGTGCCTTGTCCTTATATAACTTTTGGGGAAGGGGTGATAAATTTTTGCTTTAAGAGTTGAAAATCTTCATAATATTTTTTTTATAAAAATAATATATATTAATCAAAATTTTAAAAATAGTTTTTGAGAATGTGAAGATTTTCAACTCTTAAAGCAAAAAAATAATTAAACCTTGCGAAAGTTATATAAAAACTAAAAATAAGCAATTATAATATCATAAATATTAATAGATGCCAATATTAGAACATAGACTACCACAAGACGAGGGAAAAAAAAATTTATTGCATGCTATATTATTTCCTAAATATTTATATACGCCCAAGGATTGCAGGGAATGGTTAAAATTACATAATTATAATTATATTCATAATAGGGATACTACAAATTATCATCGATTTAGAATAAGAGAACAAATAAAAGGAGTTAATTTTTATACAATAAAATTAAATAATGGTATTCAAATGGTTTATATGCGTTAAGTTAAAAAACGCCGTTTAATATCATTATATGATGATTGTAATGTTGGTTTATTCCATAGCAAAAAACGAGACCAAAAAGATGGCGTATTTATTCCTGATTTATTCCAATATTTAATTTCGTTTTTTTGATGGCGTAAAATATACCTATTTTTTTGGTCTTCGTCTCCGGATTGAGTAAAATCGGACATTCCTGCAGCTCCAAAATATATTTTTTTTCCTGTATTGGTTATAATATAAAATTTATTTTTTCCATTATTTGCGAGATATGGAAAATAAGTAATCATTCTATTATTTGAATTGATTAAAAAAAATAAAATTAATTGTTTTCTTTCTTTTCTTTTTTTGGTTTGTTTTCTTTTTTTTCTTTCTTTTTAAATTGTTTTGGTTCATCCCTTAAATTAATATTTAATCCCCATTTTCTTATAAGTGTTTCGGCTTCTTTTTCGAGCTTTTTATGCTTTTCAACACATTTAGGACAATATATGCAATTTCCGTCGACTGTTTCTTTTACTATCATTTCTAAAATGTTGATTTTTTCCCAACAATCCTCGCAAGTTTCGTAATAGTCCATTTAGTTATATATATACTAATATAAATCCTTATATAACTTTATTAGGGGGTTTGAGATTGCAATTTTTCGAGTTTTCGCCGTTGGTATAATTCCTTCATTTTTATACGACAATATTCTTTTCGTTTTTCTTTATATTCTTCATCGGTATTATATCTATTTTTAATATAATTTACCACTCGTTGTTTTTCATTTGCATAAAATTCAGGGTTATTTGTAATTTTATTATTATAATATATGGCGGCAGAACTCATATATTAATATATAAAAATAAGCTTATATTACTTTTTTTTTAACCAAAATATAATCAGCATCAAATAAAAAAGAAGGGATTTTAATTATACTATTATTATTATTAACTTCATTAATAATTCTTTTAATAATTTCTTTTCTTGTTGAAAAATTATAATTATATAAAACATCCCTATTATGAGAGCAAATAGCCTTCAAGCCTAATAAATTGAATTTATTCAAGTCTTCTAATACTAATACTTCCATTAAATTAATAGTTAATTCAAGTCTTTATATAACTTTCGCAAGGTTTAATTATTTTTTGCTTTAAGAGTTGAAAATCTTCACATTCTTAAAAACTATTTTTAAAATTTTAGTTCATATATATTATTCTTATAAAAAAAGAA